GATAAAAAACTTCAAAAAAAGTATCGTATTACTAAAGCAGTAGTACAAGAAGCATTTCCACAAATTGAATGGGGTGAAAGAGGTTAAATGACCTTTACTGTAGTTAATGCTAAATGTGATCCCACAGTGGCACAAGATAAGACACTGCCTACAAATTCATATCTCGTTGAGTATGAGGATGAGGGTGGTGTCTTATTGCATGATTTGGTTCTTACTGCTAAAGTAGCAGATGTATTTGATCATTACTATGACAAGTTCAAGAAAGGATTAAAGAATATCAAACAGTCTGAAGGAAGAGCAAATCCAAAGACTTGGCATCCACCTGGTGTCCCTAGAGAACAACCTGCACCTCCTAAGAAACGTAGACGACGTGACCTTCAACAAGACGATGAGTAAACCTACCTCAGTTTATTTTGATCCTAAACGTGCTCTTGAAGAAAAGAATCTTGAAGAGCAAGAAGCGTTAAAGGAAAAGAAAGAAAAAGATGAGGACGTTGAACGAGGAAAAATAATCCTCAAGTATGCTTATAAATTATTTTTAGAACCACTCATTCTTGTGTGGTTATGGAACTGGTTAATGCCAGGTCTATTTGGGTTTGCAGCACTTACGTACTTGCAATCCTTTGTTCTTTGTTGGATCTCCAGAATATTATTTAAACCATGAGTAAAGTTTGTATGATTTCAGTCACTCCTCAAGCGGAGCAGACTATTGGTTACATTGCTAGAGTATCAAATCCAAACAACCAAGATAATCCTAACGTAGCAGGTCTACTAAAATATTGTATCAAACATGGGCACTGGTCAATCTTTGAACAGGCACATATGACTCTACAGATTGAGACAAATAGAGGTATTGCTGCACAGATATTACGTCATAGATCATTTACATTTCAAGAATTTAGTCAGAGATATGCTGACACTACATTATTAAGTGAAGAGATACCACCACCAAGATTACGTAGACAAGATCTTAAGAATCGTCAGAATAGTATTGATGATGTAGATCCTTATATAACTCAGAAGTATGATATCCTTATAAAGGATCATTTCAAAAATTCTATTGACTTATATAATAGAATGTTAAAGGATGGTATTGCTAAGGAGTGTGCTCGTTTTGTACTACCACTCTCTACACCTACTAAGATCTATATGACAGGTAGTGTTCGTAGTTGGATACACTATATTAATTTAAGAGGAGCACATGGTACTCAGTTAGAGCATCTAGAAATTGCTAACCTATGTAAGAGACACTTTGTTTGTCAGTTTCCTTCTACTGCTGAAGCATTAGGATGGTGTGAAGATCCATGTAAATGTAACGAGGATGATTACTGGGACGAAATGCAACCATGTTTGAGAATTGATCCATGAACTTCTTCACTGAAGAAGATTTTGCCGTTAATGATACGTTTGACTTAGATGTCACTTTTATTGGTGGTGAGATGGTCACCTTTGTAGATAATTTCTACAAGTATCCTGATCGTGTTCGTGCTTATGTTGGTGCTATACCGATTAAAGATCAGCGATTACCTGATCTTCAGTTAAGAGGATCGCATGGTACTGAGTACCTATGTGGTAAAGATTATTATGATGGTAAGTTCTATGTTGAAAGATGTCGTGGACCTTCATCTACTGAGTGTAGATTGTATGATACTTTAGCAAAACTCTATGATACTGAGTTGGATGAGACTGGATCATTCCTTAAATGGAGAGCATTCAATCAATTCTTATCAGTCAAAGATCATCCACCAGACAAACCATACTTTTGGCCACATACTGATGGTGGTTTTAATCTATTAGTTTTTTTAAATCCACATAATCATATGGGTGCAGGTACTACTCTATACAAGAAGGTTAGTGATAAGACTCGTGGACAAGAACACGTTGATAGTTGGTGGGGAACCAATGATTATGAGGAGATCGGAACCATCCTAGATAGTTACAATACTCTTTGTATATTTCATGGTAGAATATGGCATGCCATGAGAATTATTAATGGTGTACATACTGAACATCCGAGAATAACTGGTATCAATTATTTTGGTGATGGTAGTAAAGAAAACTTACCTAGTTCGTAATGACAAAAAAATTCTTCAGTGAACATGATTTTGATGCGAGTGATACGTTTGACATAGAAATCACTTTTATTCAAGGTGAGATGTGTGCTTTCGTTAATAACTTTTTTAAATATCCTGATCGTGTTCGTGATTACATCTCTACATGTCCATTAAAGGATCATCGTTTAGAAGAGCAACAAATAGAAAAGAGTATTTGTAAAGAGTATCAGAATGGTAAGAGTTATTATGATGCTAAAGCATATCTTGAAAGAGTAAGTGAACCAAAAGATGCTGAGATACTATTATATCAAGAGTTAGCAAAGATATTCAGATCTAGAATGGATCCTCAGTTAATGTTTAACTGGAGAACATTCAATCAATTCTATGAAGTAGAGACTCCACCTAAACCATACTTCTGGCCTCATTTAGATGCTGGATATAATGTTATGGTTTATCTTAACCCACATAATCATATGGGTGCGGGTACTACGTTCTATAAAAAGAAGACTGATGACTTATATAATGGTATGGAACATGCTGATAGTTGGTGGGATGATGAGCATTGGGAAGAGTGTGATACTATACTAGATCAGTATAATACTATGACAATATTTCCTGGTAATCTCTATCATTCTTGTAGAATTATACCAGGAGTTCATAAAGATGATATGCGTATTACCTTTATAAATTTCTTTGGTGCTCGTGAGACCCTAAGTAGTGGTGGTGGTAATATCATCGTACCAAAGGTAGTACCACAAAATTTAAATTACTTCTAAATAACTGTACGACTTAAACTAATCATGCCAACATACCCAGTAATAAATAAAACTACTCAAGAGAAGAAAGAGATCTCTATGACTATGAAGGAGTACGACGAGTGGAGAAAGGACAATCCTGATTGGGATAAAGATTGGACTGCTGGTGTAGGTGGTGTCACTTATGGTACTCCTAAAATGGATGATGGATTTAAAGAAGTAATGTCTAAAGTCCAAGCAGATCATCCCACAGCAAATCTATCACGATTTACCTAATGCCTATCTACAAGTATAAAGATACTAATACTGGAAAAGTTTGGGAGGAATTTCAGACTATTGCAGGACGTGAAAAATTCCTGAAAGAGAATCCACACATTAAACAACAAGTTAATTGGTCTTGTGGTAGTATAGATGGAATTCTTGCTAAAGACAAACAGATGGCAGATGTTGCTACAGAACATTATCGTTTTAGTGGTAACAAAGGCATCCAAAGCAGTCTTAAACAATACTTACCTGATGGAGCGAGAGAGTTTTAATGCCAAGAGCACGTAAAAAATCTAACGGCAATGGGGTAAGTCATATGACTCCAAAGCAACTTAAACGAAGAAAACCTATAGATGATTCTTATCTTAGCACGATAGATCCTTTAACAGATAATCAGAAAACTGTTTTTGAGCAGTATGCTAAGGGTAAGAATCTTGTACTGCATGGTGCTGCTGGTACTGGTAAAACTTTTATAGTTTTATA